GCACCAATGCCTGCACCAATGCCTGCACCAATGCCTGCACCAATGCCTGCACCAATGCCTGCACCAATGCCTGCACCTGCACCTGCGCCTGCGCAGCCGGTTTATGATATTATGCAAATGGCCGTAGGTAAGCTTGCGCCTGACCTACAGTATGACGCCAATGGCGACGGGCAAATAACATCAAGAGACGCGTTGATGTTTCAGCAATCCGCACAAGCTCCGGAACCTTCTGGGATCGAGACTATGGCCGAATCTGTAGGCCAAGGTGATTACCTTAGTGGTATATCAATGCCTGACGGCAGTTCCTTCGATGTAAACACGTTATCTCAGGTTCCCGCACAATCGACAACACCCTCAAGCTCTCGTTCTGATTACGGGTTTGAGCCTAGCTTCGGTATTGAGCCTACGATTAATGTTGAAAACCCTTCTGTGGGTCCCGATCTTTCTACGGATGATCCGGTGCAGTCCAGTGGAGGAGACCCTGCTTTTGATTCGGGGATGATTGGATTTGGCCCTGTTGCTGTTGAAGGGGGCTACTCTTATGATGGTGATGGTAACGAAATAAACAGCGGCCCTTTAGGCGGAGGTACTCGTGAAGAGCCTTCTATGCAAGGGGGAACACTGGGTGGCAACGTGTACGATGAAAACGGAAATCTAGTTGGTAATCTAGGGTCCGCAGGACCGAGATTTGGTGAAGAACCCGCTGTTGAAGGGGGCTTCTCTTATGACGAACCGTATGCAGGGTTCGACGAACCCCAAGGCGGCGCCGACCCTGAACCGAGTGAAAACCTTTATCCCTTTCTTCCTGCGGATTACGACACCAGTAATCAAACGCCAGAATCTTTATCCGCTCTAAATGACTGGTTTAAAGCTAATCCAAACGGATTGGACCTTGGAAACATAAATGTAGGCATTGGCGGAATTTACTCGGGCGGCAATTACACGGGTTTAGCAGGCGGTAACACGAGTGGATCGGTGGGCAATAGTCCGCCCTATACCGTAACCTCTGTGGGTTTAGTGGATAATTTAGGAACGGGCGCCTCTGACGGTTCTGCGGGTTTAGTAGATAATTTGTTTCCTAGTGGAACCGACAATACCGAGGGTGGCGGTGACGCGCCCCCGCCCTACGTTGTACCCGATGTCCGTTCAGAAAGTTCTTATGCGTTAACCGGTGCCGCCCCCACAAGACCTGTTGCACCTAATCCTTTTGTAAGACCTGAATCGCAACAAGGGTTAGGGTCGTTAGCCGGAGGCTCTTAATGTTACAACAGCTAATAGGTCCCGTTACCGGATTACTCGATAAGTTTATTGAAGACAAAGACCAAAAAAACGCATTAGCCCATGAGATTGCTACTTTAGCTACTAAACAGGCCCACGAAGCTAGTATGGGTCAGTTGGAGGTAAATAAAACAGAAGCGGCGCATCAAAGTGTGTTTGTCTCTGGATGGCGACCCTTCATCGGGTGGACCTGCGGATTAGGGATGTTTGGGAATTTCATCACTATACCCTTCTCTAATTTTATCTTAGCTCTGCTAAGTTATGACATTGTAATACCTTTGGTTCCTTTGGAGACGATGATGCCTGTCCTAATGGGCATGTTGGGTTTAGGTGGGCTTAGGTCCTTTGAAAAAGTAAAAGGTGTGACAAAATGAGTTATAAGTTGTCCCAACGCAGTCTTGGTAGGCTCGATGGTGTACACCCTAAACTACAAGAAGTTGTGCGGCTTGCTATTGAATACACCACAGTAGACTTTGGCGTAACTTATGGGGTTCGAGAAGTTGAAGAACAGGCCCGCCTTGTAGCATCTGGTCGCTCCCAAACAATGAAGTCGAAACATTTAGTACAAGACGATGGCTTCGGCCATGCGGTAGATGTTGTTGCCTATGACGGACCTGACGTAGTTTGGGAAATAAACGTCTACGATGATATTTGTGATGCTTTCAGGAAAGCCGCAATAGTGGTAGGTGTAGCTGTTAAGTGGGGCGCTGCGTGGTCGGAAGGGGATATCCGTAATTACAAAGGTACTTCAGAAGAAGCTATGAACGCCTATATCGATTTGCGCAGAAGTCAGTCGCGAAGACCTTTTTTAGATGGTCCTCATTTCGAGCTTATCGCATAAACTAACACTTTGTCCTAGCCTCTCCCATACCTGTTGTGCTACGATAATATCCAACAATGTTAGATAATATGCGGGGGGTAAATGGATGATATTTATATAGCCGAAGCGGTCTTTCGAATCTTGAGAGAAAGGCGACAATCGGTGGTAGATTTGATGATATACGGTAATGTTAAATCTATGGAGCAATATCGTGAGCTTATGGGCAATTTAGAGTGTCTAAATCACGTGGAACAGGAACTCAAGGGCCTGCTAGATAAACAGGAGCGATCTAATGACTAAATCTAAAATAGATTTGTCTGCTGCGCCTAACGCTGCTTTTCAAATAAAGTCAGAGTCAGGTACACCAGAACCAATCAAAGAAGCGCCAGAAAAGAAAACCGATACACCTAACTTAGCTGACGCTTATACTCAAAAGCCTCGTCTCAACCCCGAGATGATTGGTAAAACACTTCTGGATAGAATGCCCAACCCGACAGGGTGGCGCATTTTAATTCTACCCTATCAAGGTAAAGGCAAAACCGCAGGCGGTATTTTCTTACCAACAGATACGGTGGAGAAAAACCAAGTATCAACTCAAGTTGGGTATGTCTTAAAAGTAGGTCCTTTGGCTTACAAAGATAAAGACAAGTTTCCAACAGGTGCTTGGTGCCAAGAAAAGCAGTGGGTAATGTTTGCCCGTTACGCGGGTTCTCGGTTTCAAATAGACGGTGGTGAAGTTCGAATTCTTAACGATGACGAAATTATTTCTACTATTCTTGATCCAGAAGATATTCATCAATTAACGTAAGGAGAGATTATTATGGCGGAAGCCGAGAGAGAACAAGTTGAATTAGACTTGGACGGTTCTCAAGAAACAGAAGTGGAAGTTTCTGAAGACCTTTCAGGTAGCGAAGAAAGTTCGTCAAATGATGACGACCAGTTTCAAAAAGCTGAAACCTCTACACAAAAGAGGATTGATAGGCTTACTAAAAAAATGCGCGAAGCCGAACGGCGTGAGCAAGAAGCTATACGTTATGCGCAAGGTGTGCAAAGTGAATCGCAACAAATAAAGCAGCGTATGCAGACCTTGGACACTAACTATGTGTCTGAGTATTCAAACAGGGTTTCTACTCAAATGCAGCAGGCGGAAGCTGCCTTAGCTCGTGCAATTGAAATTGGTGACAGTCAAGGAACGGTTGAAGCACAACGTTCGTTAACGGGTTTAGCCATTCAAGCGGATCGTGCAGCGCAAGCAAAAGCGCAATCAGCGAGAGCGCAACAACAAGCTCAAGCCGCAGCACAGCAGCAAATTCGTCAACCTATGCCCGCTCAACAGCCTAAGCGCCCTGACCCTAAAGCAGAGCAGTGGGCTTTAAAAAATAGTTGGTTTGGTTCTGATGAGGCCATGACGTATGCTGCTTTTGGCATCCACAAAAGATTAGTAGAAGAAGAAGGGTTTGACCCGCAGAGCGATGACTACTATACTGAGTTAGATAACCGTATTAGCTCTAAGTTTAATACAGGTGCAACAGCTTCCAACCGACGACCCGCTCAGACGGTTGTTGGGGCTTCAAGAAATTCATCTGGGCGCAGTGGGAAAAAGGTTAGACTCACCCCTAGCCAAGTCGCAATAGCGAAGAAATTGGGTGTGCCGCTTGAAGAATATGCGAAATACGTGAAGGAGTAACAAAGATGACAGACCAGAGTGAAGAAATGGGTACTACCATCAAACGTACTGCTCGCGCAAACCAAACAAGGGAGAAACAGGCTATTCGTAAGCCTTGGGCTCCACCGTCAATGTTAGATGCACCACCTGCCCCTGATGGTTTTAAGCATCGTTGGATTCGCGCTGAAACGCGAGGGTTTGATGATACAAAGAACATCAGTGCCAAAATGCGTGAAGGTTGGGAATTGGTCCGCAAGGATGAATACCCTGACTTTGAATCGCCCGTTGTTGAAACAGGTAAATATCAAGGTGTGTTTGGAGTAGGCGGATTGCTTCTTGCCAGAATACCGTTAGAGACTATAGCCGAAAGGACTGACTACTTTAATAAACGTAGTCAAGACCAGATGGATGCGGTCGATCACGATATGATGCGCGAGAATGCACACTCAACTATGAAGATCAGCAATGCTGATCGTCAATCTCGTGTAACCTTTGGCGGTCCAAAAAGATAACGGACTGTCCTATTTAGGAGAAACTAAAAATGGCAAATTCTAATACTGCCTATGGTCTTCGTCCTATCGGGCTTACTGGCTCTGCGGTCAATTCTACTGGGGTAACTCAGTATGAAATCGCATCCAATAACACTAATGCAATTTTTCAATACTCTATTTGCGTCCCTCTGGCCGCAGGTGTTATTGATCAGGCCGGTGCTACCAATGGTGGTACTACGCAAGCGTTAGGTGTCCTGATGGGGGTGGAGTACGTCGATTCGGTTTCTAAGAAACCGGTTTTCATTAACTACTGGCCCGGTTCGGGTTCTGTTAGCGTTGATACAAACCACCCTGTAAAGGCGTTTGTAGCTGACAATCCAAACCAATTGTTCAAAGTTGCGTCTGACGCTACCTTGACAGACCGAGCAACTGCCTTAGCTACCGTTTTTGCGAACGCGTCTCTGGGTACTTCTGCTCGAACAGGTTCTACCGACACAGGTAGTTCCAATTCCGCTTTGGGTGTTTCTACCGTCAATACTACTGCGACGCTACCGCTTCGTATCGTTGGTATTATGGATGACGCGGGTAACAGCGATTATGCTGCTGCCGGTATTCCATTGATTGTACGATTAAACGCTCATTTCAATTCACCAAGTAGCCGTTTTGATTCGCAGACTACTGCGTCTACAACGGGCATTTAAGGAGGGCTAAACAATGGCTATTTCTAGAAGCCAACTAGCAAAAGAGCTAGAACCCGGTCTGAATGCACTGTTTGGATTGGAATACAACCGTTACGAAAATGAGCATGGCGAAATCTTTGAAGAAGAGTCTTCGGACAGAGCTTTTGAAGAAGAAGTAATGCTTGGTGGTTTCTCAACTGCACCTGTTAAAGGCGAAGGCACTGCCATCAGCTTTGACGATGCACAAGAGACATACACTGCTCGTTACACTCACGAAACCATCGCTTTAGCCTTCTCAATTACTGAGGAAGCTATTGAAGATAACTTGTATGACCGACTAGCGTCGCGTTACACCAAGGCATTGGCTCGTTCAATGGCTCAAACCAAGCAGATTAAAGCTGCCGCTATCCTGAACAATGCGTTCACGGCGGGTGCTTCGGCTATTGGTGATGGTGCAGCGTTGTGTTCTGCGGCTCACCCAAGTTTATCCGGCAACCAGAGCAACCTTCTTGGTACAGCGGCTGACCTCAACGAAACTTCGCTTGAGCAGATGTTGATTGAGATTGCGGGTATGACCGATGAGCGTGGTTTGAAAATCGCGGTACGTGGTATGAAGCTTGTAATTCCAAAAGAGCTTCAGTTCATCGCAGAAAGAGTTCTTAACTCTAACTTGCGTTCGGGCACTGCGGACAACGACAACAACGCAATGAAGAATATGGGTATGATTCCTGACGGAGCAGTGGTTAACCACTTCCTGACTGACTCAGACGCATACTTCATCAAGACTGACGCACCTAACGGCTTCAAGTTCTTCAACCGTTCGCCTATTAAAACGGCAATGGAAGGTGACTTTGATACTGGTAACATGCGTTTCAAAGCGCGTGAGCGTTACAGTTTTGGTGTTTCTGACTGGCGTTCTGTTTTCGGTACACCGGGAGCATAAACTGTGCTATAAAGGAATAGTCAATTAACTTTGACATTTCTCCGTAGACTTAGAAGGGGGTGACGAAAGTTGCCCCTTTCTTTTTGGGTAGTCTTATTGTATTCTAAAAGTATCCCTGACAGCCGCATAGTGCGACTGACATAACCCGTGACAGGAGATACATATGGGTACTACAACTTTTTCCGGTCCTATTAAAGCCGGAACTATCAAAGAAACCACGGGCACTAGCCTTGGTTCAAACATCAAAAACACTGGCCAAGTCGTAATGGCGCAGACTTTCGCTCTCGATTTATCGGGTGGCGCAGTGGCTGCCTCTGTTACAGACGTTGTAATTCCGGCTAATTCTCAAATCATTGATTGTGTGATCGACGTAATTACTGCGGCGAATGCTACAACTAACTTGAGCGTTGGAGACACGGTGGGTGGTGCCGCTACAATCTTGAATACTTTTGCAAGTGGAACCACCGCGGGTCGGAAGTATCCAACCACACAAGCGGGCGGAGCCTTAGCTTGGGAAGACACGGGGACTGCTGATATTCGTTTGACGGTCACCGGTTCTGCCGCAACAACCGCAGGCGAAGTAAGGTTTACAATCTTGTATCAGCAAAACATTAACCTTGCCTAGTAGGGGGTTTTTATGGCCGGTTCTGATGTAAGAGCAAAACGTTTGACTGCCACCGGTTCTGCCGGTGTTGGTCCGGCACGTATTCGTCAAGTTCAAGTTAAAACTACTACGGGTTCACCTCGTATCACTTTTACAGACGGTAACGGTGGAGCTACGGTGTTGGACATGGACTTAGACGCTTCCGATACACACTCTGTCAATATTCCAGACGAAGGTATAAGGGTCAGTGATGTTTATATCTCAGTATTTACAGCGTGTACATCTGTGACGGTTTTCCATAGTTAAAGAGGTATAAAATGGCATCAGATGTAAAAGCAACGTATTTAACCGCGTCGGGAGCCGTTTTTGGTGGTCGAACTCGTGTAAAGGCTATTCATTATCAATGTGGGTCTAGTCCTACGTTAGTTTTAAAAAACGGTTCTGATGCCAATGGAACGACGTTTTTGACTCTAGCCTTTGCTAATAACACCGACGATAACGTTTATATTCCTGATGAAGGCATGGTGTTTCCGGATGGTTGCTTTGCTGTTTTGACTAACGTTACAAATGCAACGGTGTTTTTTAACTGAGGTCTGGTATGGCTACCACAAAAAACGTTACCCGTACTCCTTCGGGAAAAATTAAATATCGTGGAGAAACTTTTGCAGGTTTTAACAAACCAAAAAGAACGCCCGGTGCAAAAAAGAAAAGTGCGGTATTGGCTAAAAAAGGTTCTGAAATAAAACTCGTTAGGTTCGGAGACCCCAACATGTCTATTAAAAAGGACCAACCTAAGAACCGAAAAAGTTTTCGAGCCAGACACTCTTGTGATACGGCAAAAGATAAATTTAGCGCCAGATATTGGTCTTGTAAGGCGTGGTGAAAGGTTGATGAAGGTGGAAGAAGTCTTAGCTAAGTTGGAAAAGCATGAAGCCGAATGTAACCTCCGATATCAAAGGATAGAAGAACGGTTGGAAGACCATAAAAGTTCTTTGAAGTCCCTAGACGTAAAATTGTGGGCTTTAGCTGTTTTAATTTTAATTGCCCCGTTTGTTCAAAAAATTTGGGTGTAACTCTGTGGCCTATTCGAAAAAGTCAAAAAAAGCTTCTTCTAAAAGTAAAGGCAGCAAGATTTGTCCGAAAGGAAAAGCTTGGGCAGAACGAACATTCGACACGTACCCCTCTGCTTATGCTAATTTAGCGGCCTCTAAATATTGTAAAGACCCTAATTACGCCAAGAAATCTAAGGGTAAGTAATGGGCAAGTTAAAGGATTGGGTAAATGAAGATTGGGTCCGAATTAATAGCCAAGGTAAGGTCGCGGGTAAATGCGGTACTTCAAAAAATAAAAAGAATCCTGATAGATGCTTACCGAGAGCTAAAGCAAGTAGTCTTAGCAAGTCTGAGAGAGCTTCTACGGCTCGCAAGAAGAAGCGTGAAGGCGCTAAAGGAAAGCAGGTTGTTGCAAATACTAAAGCGGCGAAAGTCGTAAAAAAAGCTTCGGGCGGTGTGATTGCTAGGGGCTGCGGTAAGGTGATGAATAACCGCCGAAAACGTACAAAAGGTTCCGTAGCTTAATTATGAACGTAGCTTTTTACAATGAACCGGTAGAAAAGGCGATTGTGCAAGAGATTATGCAATGGTCTACAACAGTGTTAGAAAAGCCTTGTTCGTATTACAACGATCTACCCCCCTGTCCTTACGCCAGAAAAGCTTGGATAGACGACAAAGTCGCTATTTTATTTAAGTATGACGATTCTTATCAGACCTTATATTCGTGTATTTCGCAATTCGATGACAACTTTGAACTAGCCATTATTGTGGATTTAGCTAACGACAAAGAACCCGAAGCCTTCCATGATTACTTTTATGCAATGAACGACTTCATTGCTTCGGGGGTTTTTATTGATAAAGACATTTGGCTAATGGGCTTTCACCCTGACGACGAGGTTACAGAAGCTTCTGAGCAGGCCGAGATTGAAGCCCTAACGGATACCGAATACAGCATGATATTCGTACAACGATTGTCCAAGCTACAAGAAGCAGCAGACAAGTTAGAAAAAAAGGGATATTATGGCAATTACAATGGCGAATACAACGCTTGTGAGATATTTGACAAGCGTCAGCAATTATACAGGAGACTGAAAAATGGCTATGAAACCTCGTAAGAAAAAAGCACCGGCTAAAAAAATGAGAGCAGGTGGAATGGTTAAGAAGATGCGCCCCGGCGGCGGTGGAATGGTTAAAAAGAAGAAGAAATAATGACTGTTTCTAATAGCAAAGATTTCGAACTAGACGTTGCTGAATACGTTGAAGAAGCGTTCGAGCGTTGCGGCCTTGAGGTGCGTACTGGTTACGACCTAAAGACGGCAAAGCGTTCTTTGAATCTATTACTAGCCGACTGGGCTAACCGTGGGTTAAATCAGTGGACCATCAAGCAGCGGTCACAAGCATTGACTCAAGGAACCGGTGAATACGCGCTGAATGCAGACATTATCGATGTTTTGTCCGTGGTTATTCGCAGAGACGGCACAGATTATTCGCTAGACCGTCTTAGTCGAGATGAGTATCTGACCATTCCTACGAAAACCACACAAAGCCGTCCTAATCAGTTTTTCTTGGACCGTCAATTGACGCCCAATTTGAAGCTATGGCCTGTTCCAGAAAACAGCACAGATGTTGTTTACTATGATGCCCTTACTCGTATGGACGATGCGGACATTTATACAAATACAATGGACCTACCTTTTAGGTTTTACCCCTGTTTAGCCGCGGGCCTCGCTTATTACATAGCTTTGAAACGTGCGCCTAATCGCGTTCAAATGTTAAAAGGGATGTACGAAGAAGAGTTTGAGCGAGCGGCTACGGAAGATCGTGACAGGTCGTCGTTTAACGTTGTGCCTAGCTTTCAATACAATAGGTCAGGATAATGGCTAAATACGCCTCGGGTAAAAACGCATACGCTATTTCAGACCGCTCCGGCTTCAGATACCAGTATAAGGTGATGAAAAAGGAGTGGAACGGCCTGCTTGTGGGCCCAGATGAGTACGAATCAAAACAGCCGCAATTGGGTCCTTTTCGAACGGTCTCTGATCCGCAGGCCTTGCAAGAGGCGCGACCAGACTCCCCAAACCCAACTAGCGCGTTTCTTGTTATTACTACAAACGGTATTGTTTATCTGGGTAATGGGAACTGGAGTACAGGTGGAACCGCAGAAATGCCGTCAGAACTAGAAATAACGGACGCTTTGCAGGGTGCCGTAGGCACCGTATCGGTGTTGACGCCATGAGCTTTACTTACGATGAGCTAAAAACAGCCATACAAGACTACGCTGAGAACGATGAAACCTCTTTTGTAAACAATTTGCCTGTATTTATACGTCAGGCAGAGGAAAGAGTACTTAAAAACGTTCAGTTAAGTCTATTTCGCAAGAACGTCAGCGGCAATATGACGCAGGCAAACCAGTATTTGGCTTGCCCTAGTGATTTTTTAGCGCCCTTTTCTTTATCTTTTGTAGATGCTGACAGTGATAAAACGTTTTTAGAGTTTAAAGACACGGATTTTGTACAATCTTTCAACCCAAACTCAGCAACAACGGGTAATCCACGGTTTTATGCTGTTTTTGACGTAAATAATTTCATTGTAGGTCCTACCCCGGACGCTGCAAGAGCCGTAGAGCTTCATTACTTTTACAGACCGGCTAGTTTAACCGCCGGAGCGGGCAGTGGGACAACATGGCTAAGTGAAAACGCTCAAATGGCCATGTTATATGGTAGTTTGGTTGAAGCGTATATTTATATGAAAGGTGAACCGGATATAATGGCGGCATACGATAAAAGGTTTACTGAAGCAATGACGGGCATGAAGATGTTGGGTGAAAGCAAAGAGGTAACCGATGATTATCGTACAGGTATGTTGGTGAGGCCCAAACAATGAGTTCTCCGGCGTTTGATTTTAAAGTTGACGTACATACTACACAGCATAGGGGTTTTACTCCGGAAGAAACGGCTGAACGTTGCGCCAACAAGATTATTGCAATTAGTGACTCCGCCCTACCGGAAATACAGGCACAAGCACACGCCTTTCGCCAACACGTTGTAAAAGTTTTAGAATTTTACATGCGCGAAGCGATAAAAAGTGACAGAACAACTGTGTATAACGCAATAAATGATGCGGGGCACCCTGAACTTGCGGAACTAATTAGGAGACTGTAGATATGGCTTTCAATGGAAATTTCATGTGTACATCGTTCAAGAAAGAACTATTGTACGGTGTCCACGATTTTGATAATTCTTCTGGGGATACGTTTAAAATTGCGCTTTACACTAATAGCGCCTCGTTCACTGCGGCAACTACCGCATATACCACCAGTAATGAAGTAAGCGGAACGGGTTACACTGCGGGGGGCGGGGCTTTAACTAACGTTGACCCAACCTCTTCCGGAACTACCGCGCTGACGGATTTTGTAGACGAGACGTGGTCGAGTGCCACTATTACAGCACGTGGTGCATTGATTTATAACACCACACCTAATACTACTTCGCTTTCGGTGACAAACCCGACTGTAGTGGTTTTGGATTTTGGCGCAGATAAAGCATCCACATCAGGTGATTTTACTGTTGTTTTTCCAACCGCCGATGCAAGTAACGCGATTATTCGGATAGCGTAATGGCCGGAATAACCGTCGCATTTAAGGGCTGGAATTCTTCCAGTCAGGCTTGGGGCGGCGGGACGTGGGGCGAAGACGTTGGTTTGCCCGACGCAACCGGATCGGTAGGTTCTGTAGCTGTTGATGCTGCGGCCAATGTACCTGTAACCGGTTTAGCCGCAACCGGATCGGTAGGTTCTGTAACGGTTACCGCCGATGCTAATGTTAATGCTACAGGCGTAGCGGGAACGGGTCAGGTTGGTTCGGTTACTA